GGTGGGTTCTATGCAGATAAGAATGCAGTAAAAGATTATGTTAAATCAGAAAAAGTCATTTCGATACTTGGCAAGCCATTACCTAGCGCTAAGATTGAAGATGAATTCAATGATGATATTCCATTTTTATTACCATCAACCAAGGAAAGCACAAAAATGTACACAAAATTAAAAGTATGGTCAGAAGAAGCAAATAATGAAACCAATGAATCACAATACTTTTTAAAATTAATCTATGATAAAAATGAAGATATAATATTAAATCTTGTAGATAAAGAAGGTAAAAGAATCAATGGCGGTACTATTGCAATATTTGATTTAGATATGCGCGTAATAGTGATAACGAATGATGTTACTAATAAATATAATCTTAAAACTGATATAAAAGATACGCCATTGCATTATGAAATGGAAGAATACGAAAATGAAATAAAAAGAATACAAGACGATAAACTTATGAATCATTTGAAAGAAAGTTTTTTAAAGAAAATTCAAGAAGAAGAAAAGCAAAGTAAACATTAAAGCGCATTGAAGACACCCATCAAACTGAAGCTGCGTTGCGCGTAGAATCTTCCCGATGGGTGTTTTCGCCATATTATGACCATGAAGATCGGGCCAAATAGATCGAGCCGACCTCTATGACTACCTGAGATATGCTGCAGCAGACTTCCCAGCACCATAGAGCCTACGGATGTAGTGGTCGCCATTTAGGAGATGAAAATGGATATTGAAGAATCGGCACAATTATATTGGGGTGTGTGTGCACTTATTGTGGGCACATTTATAGTGGCTGACTTTGTTAAGTTTTCTATTTGTTATTTATTTGGAATATGAAAATGATTTACGAATTATCAGTAACTGATCGTGAGAGAGAATTTGTACTCAAGTACAGTAATGATGGAAAAGTAGTATTTATTGAAAACACTAATGATTGTCTTATTAAAATTGATATCCCACGTCATATACTAGAAAAATTTATAGAGATGATTAAATGACAAATGAAGAAATAACAAATATGAATTTACAATCATATAACCAAGGCCAACGAGATGGACGTAATCGTTCTATTGACCAAATAGTTAATTTATTACGAGATTATCAACAACAAATGGATAAGTTTTTTGATCTAGAAATAGAGAAGTTAAAATGACAGAATATGAATGTATAGTAAAATGCACAGAATATATTTGTTCTACATTTTTAGTATGTTTAATGTTATGGATGGTCCTTAAATGAATCCAGCAAGCCTAAACCTACTGGCATCAATTTATTTACCTTTGTGCATGTTCCCCATTTTCTTGATTAACTTAACTTCTTTCTCTTCATGCACTTTAGCCATATGCTCTTTCGCTTTTTCATGATGCTTAGCAGCCTGTTCCATATGATGCGCTGCGCGTTTATGATGTTCAGTTTTACGGGCCATGATTATCTTCCTATTAAGTTATACAATGGTTAAGGTACCTTGTTCTTTTCCTAATACAGCAAATTCCGTATCAGCAACAATGCATATCAAATTTAAGCTATCATATCTATTGGTTGACGCAAGACTGCCACCAACGCCGACTGTTGTTGGAGATGCCCCGTCATGTATTACCTGAGAGACATTCTGGGATATTAGCCAGCCACCCGCACCTAACCCCTGAACTGACAGCAGAGTTCCTACAGCGGCCGTTACAGGAAGCGTAAGAGTGACTAATGCGGCATTGTTGGCAATGTACCCAATATTGGTTTCCATTTGATGGGATGTAGTTGTTACCGCAACATACGAAGTCAATGCGCCTGTTGCAGATAGAAACGGAACCCCTGCATTTGTAGTTACAAGATGCCCATAATTAGCTGCTGATGTTATCTGGAATCCGGATGCGTTGGAATAAACAATGCCACCATTAACAGCCGTTAGGTTGCTATTGGTTCCACCTGATGCCAAAGGCAATATCCCGCCGCTAAACCCCATAGTGGTCTGCAATTGTGTTAATGAAACTTTATAAGTCACTACGGATTGATCTAATGGCATGACATCTGATAATGTTGGTGTTGTTACAAGTGGTAAATTTGGAATAGTTACTGTTGCCATTTTATTTTTTCCTTAAAATAAAGTCTCTTGTCCACTTTGATATGAAAATGCTGGTGTTCCTGAAACATTAATACTTCTAATTCTTACAAAAGATCCAGCGGGTATAAAACAGCTAACTTGCACTGTTCCAATATTAGTTGGCACTGATATACCGCCAGATTGACCTACTCCTACACGTCCCTGCTCAACCCATGCCGCGGCAACTGCGGTATTTGCAGGATTGACTTCAATTACTACCACTCCCTCGACATTGAGATTGCCTGTAATTCTTACACTATATGATGCCATGGAGACACGAGTGGAACTTAATTGCCAACCATTAGCAGCAGCTGCAACAGTTTGAATGGTTCTTGTTGCAGTTGCAGGTGTTGTCATTGTTCCGGCAGTAACTCTACCTTTAGCATCTGTTGTGACAGTTGTGTAAGTGCCAGCAGTTCCTACACTTGCTAATACCGTTGCATTATATGCCCCACTAACATCTCCGCTTAATGATGTCGATGTAGAAACAGCATCAGTAATACCATAGCCTGCTAATGTTGTGGGTTTACTAGTAATAGATGAAAACGCCGGAGTAATTGTGACGGAACTTGCAGCTGTTAAACGACCTTTTGCATCTACAGTATAGGTGGGAGATGTGGTTGCAGAACCATAAGAATTAGCACTGACAGCAGTATTTGCTAATGTCACAGCTATTGCAGTAGTTCCAGAGCCTGTTGCATCACCTGATAGCGTTATAGACTGATTGCCAGAAATCTTACTGGCTAAATCCGTTACAAGATTAGTAACTTGAGATTCTACTAAAACTATATCACTACCGACTAATTTAGACACTGGGATACTGTTGTCATCAATAGTATTAAGCGTGGTATCTAATACCCATGCTGTTCCCTCAAGCGCTTGAATTTTAGCAGTCATATATTATCCATATAAAATGAATGTCGGACCTGTTGTTGATTTTCTAGCTTTAAAGAATCTGGTTGTTAAAGGTAGTATAATAGGAGAAGGAACACCTGCTAATGAAAACCCAGTATTTGCAATAAGTGTAATGCTATTAGCAGCACTTAGGTTTGTTATTGAAATCCCTTCAACGGCGGTATTAGGTGGAGGTGACGCCAAGTCAGTATTGAAATCTGTCGCAGTCGGTAAAGTTAAGCTAATACCGCCAGCACCCGGAGTTGATACTATCGTTTTATTAGCGAGATCTACTGACGTAATAGTGGTGGTTGTATTGTATGTAGATTCCACTGAAACAAATGTCACATCATTAGTAAAGTACGTATTTTCTGTAAATAAGCATAGCCCATCAAATTCATTAGCGCCTGTGAAAACATTATTAGCATTCAGAAGAGGAACATTGCTCAAATCAACCTGTACAAAACCACCTACTAATCTGAAAACCGGCGGCGATATCTGAGTCAAAGTAAATTGCACTTCAGCACAAACATCTTTAGCAATGGTGGTATATATACCAGTAACGGGAAGATCCGTGTCAGACGAGGCTAATGTGATTTTCACACCATTAGTTGCTGTGGTATTTGTAAATTTAGTAGTGAATGTTTTTCCTACATAGACTAAATTACCTAATGCCGAAAATAGTGATGCAGCAGTTGGTAATGTATAAACAATATCCGAAGTTGGAGTTCCAGATATGTTACCATTGAGTAATTGAGCGGCAGTTATTGTTACTGAAGTATTTAAAGTAGTGAATGCTGTTTTTTTAAATAGCGTTCCCTCAACAGCAAACTTAGGAACTTTCATCACCGCTTCTAGCTGACTGTAAATCCATTGACCATCGGCTGATGCAGCTATTGTATCACCTGGCTGACCGCGCAATAATGTACCTGAAAATCCATTGGCATTCGCTCCTGCTCCACCAACATCATTTAAGAAACCTGATCCTGGATTACAATTAGATCCATGAACAAAATTATCTCCATCGGATCTAAAAGTAGCTGTATATCTGAAATTATTTAAGCTAGATGTCGGAGAACTGTCTGCAAATCCAAAATAAGTATCAATTCCGCTTGAAACATTAGTTAGTGAAATTTGAGCATCCGCATTACCAGAAATTAAATTTATAGTAGAAGGAACACTATCTGCATCTCTTTGGAAATTAATTCTTGTTCCTGCTGGGGAATCATCTTGCCAGTTCATTACATTCATAGCAGAGTTGTTTATGGCTTTAATAAATAATGCCTGACCTAAATCAGCACCCAATACTTGAAAATTATTTACCGAAGACATTGGGCAATTGTTATACACAACAGAAGCACTATCTGCATCATTTAGTCTAACAGTGTGAGTTGTGGCAGTCGAAAAATCACAGTCATCTGAATTAATAAATGATGAATTCCCAGTTGAGTTCGTTTCTACTATATAACTTCCTGAAATAGTTGTTCTTTTAATATTTAATACGGATTGACTGTCAGTGATGGTCAATGAGCTGGCGATATCAAATAGGCAATCTGAAATAGATTGTTCTAATAGAGTCTCACCTTTTATCTGTAAAGAATTAAAGAATCTAATATTTGATATAGAGCTCTTAATGCTATTCGTAAATGCACTATAATCAAATATTGCACCTGCGGAATTGAGCAAAGCAAAATCATGCATTTCGAATAAACAATCAGCCGTACCAAAAGAAGCATCCAAGCTCAAGGTAAATGGATTAGGAATATTCCATAGTGTCGACAATCTTCCTTGGCCTAATAGAGAAATATTTGGTTTTAATAAAACATTTTGGGCTTCATTAATCGTACCAGACATTATCAAAACATAAGGTTTAGTAATAGCCGCATCTGTTATTTGTGATAGGGCAAATGCCACGGTTAAATAAGGATTTAAGTAATTACCATTACCAACGGCATTTACACCATTTAAACCATCAAGGAAGACAAGCGTTGGTGTATTGTTATTGGCTATTAGCTTTTTTAATACTGTTGTATTTCCAGTAGGATCAACTACAAAATTATCACCTAATGTATTGGCAACACGCAATTCAGAAGTTGTTGATCCCGCACCAACAATCACACTGCTAACAGCTTGATCATGACCGAGATAGATAGTTTGACCAGAAGCAGATGGATTTATTCTCAAATCCATTGTTCGGCCAACAATTGTATCAACTGTTAATGTTCCAGTAATTGTCGGATCATTCAATGGCGCTTTGTTTATTAAATCAAGTACAGAAGCTTGAATGACTTGTGATGATCCATTAGTAGCAAATGAACCTATGCCCCTGAATATGTCATATGGTGCTGATAATGTAGGAGACGCAGGGTTTAAAGATGCTATAACTCTACCAGGATTGACACCTGTTGAGTCACCTATATTAAAAATATAGTATTGGCTATTAGCAGCCACAGTACCTGTGTCGATACCATCAGGCCCGGTGGTTGTGATATCTAAAACATTGCTGCCAGAATAAATATTAAAAGCATTCGTTGAATCTTTTGCCGCACCTTCAGCCATATTAATAGTCGTTGCACTAGCATAAGATACATGCAGGCCAGTAAAATATTCAAAAGGTAAATTATTTTGTAATGCAGTTCCATCAACTACAGTTGTATGAAATAGCTCAGAATATGCAACCGTGATCCCATTAGCACCTGTAAAAGTAGAGATATCATAAGCCCCACTTGTCATGCCAATTAATATATTTCCATGAGCTGGAGATGTTGTTAATCCGGTCCCCCCTAAAGCAATCGGAACAGGAGTAACTATTTGTTGAGCACCTCCCGTCAGTGAAGCAGGGCTATAACTAGAAATATCGCTGAATATTATTGCATTAGTTCCATCCGCTGATAATGATCCAGCTTGAATGTTATTAGAATTTAAAAATAAATTAGCGTTATCAGTTCCTGAAGCTTCAACACTTATAGTAGATCCGGGTAAAAATAGGTTTCCTTGAGTAAAAACATTTGTATCATGTCCAGAGCTTGTGGATTGAACAAATAAAGTTCCATTAAATACTGAACTTACAATATAAGCCTGTATGATATTAGTTATATTTAATGTAAAACTAAATTGTATATTACTTGTATTAACCATTCCAAATATTGTAAGATTATCACCAGTTACATCAATATTTGAATTAAAAAATACATTCTGATTAAAAAATAATTTAGTACCACCATTAACAAAAGCACTGGTATCAAAGACTAGATCATTATCACTTTGAAGCGTCATATTTTCAATTTGGCTAAATGCAAATCCAGCTACATCCCAAGTGGGATCTAATGTAAACGTAAAAGGTGCAGGTATTAGCCATTGGGAAGCAAAAGGACCTGTGCCAACTACAGCGTAATAAGGCTTCCAAATAATATTAGATGTTTCTGTAATTGTTCCTGATATTTTAATAGTTACTGGACTACCTACGGTTGAGGTAGTTCCTGCTAATGCAGCTGCTACTGTTGGATATGGATTATAAATGCTGCCATCCGGAATACCTGTTGCTGGTGTTGATGATACATAAATTTCATTTTTGTTATTATTAGGAAATAGTATACTACTCATTGCATTTAAATCAGTAAAAGTACCAACCGCCGGAGTTGATTGACCTATCGTAGTGCCATCAATCGTTCCACCCGTTATTGTAGGGTTCGTCGTTACATATGCAGCTACCTGAGCACGAGTTTCCTTAAAGCTTCCCGTACCATTAGCGCTGACCTCATAAAGATCATTAGTAGATTGAGTAACAATACTTGTTAAATCAATAATCTTTTTATCTGCCATAACAACTCCCTGCTGTGTGTGCGGATTAACTATCAGTTATTCTCATATCATTCGTATCTGTAATTCTTATTTCAGAAGCATCAGTTATACGAAAAAAAGTTCCTGGAGGCGGGATCGCGCCTGTAATTGGAGTAGAATAATTTATGATTACAACAAATCCCGATCCCCAGTTACTCATATTTAATACCTCATTAACATAAAATTAAGCAGGTAGAGCATGCCATTGAACAGTTGTACCAGCGCCTGGATCTGCTGAGAATGTCACTGTTAATGTATCAGCTGTTGGAACTGCTTTTGCAATTGAAACGGCATTAGTTGAAGCAAGAATAGTTGCTACAACAATATCTGTTGCTGCCAATCCCGTAGCAGTGAAAGCATTCGATGTTCCACCACCACCATAAGCTGCAGTTGTTGCGCGTTTAACACCTAATGATGTCAAAGCCAATGGACCAGTAGCAGCGTTAGTTCCGCCACTTGCTACTGGTAATGGAGTGATACCGCTGATTGATCCGCCAGTAATTGCAACAGCATTAGCATTCTGCGTTGACATGGTGCCAAGACCAGATGCAACAGCTGATGCAAATACTAAGCCATCGATTCCAAAATGTGCTGGCAATGGTTCAACAACTACAAATGCTGCGCCTGCATTAACTGTGCCAGCGCCTGCTGTTACATATTGACCAATATGTAATTGTTCAATATTTTGTTGATCAGCAGCGCGTTGCAATACAACAGTTGAAGAAATGCTATTAACAACATAAATACCATTTTCATTAGCATTTGTTTGAAGAGATAATAAAATTCTATCTGAAACTACAACTACAACGCTGTCTACCGTTAAAGAGCTTGCGGCTATTGTTAATGTTGCGCCTACACCATTATTAGATGGACCATTGCTATATGTTCCCGCAACGTTTGCAGTTGCTGCAACACGCACCGGTGTCAACCAAGGTGAGATTAAGAATTGTTGAAATGTTGTCATTGTAAAACTCCTGTAATAAATAAAATTAATTCCGTTTTTTAACTGCCAACCACTATACTAGTTGCCGTAGTTCCTGCTGCATTCACCATTAAAGAATAAATTGGATGAAAAACACCTGGTACCAATGCTACTAATATTTGTGTTGTTCCATCCCATTTAACATATGAAACATTTCCGGTAGTTCCTACATATAACCAGCGCATCTTTTCACCGTATGGAACATTAGTGGTTACATCTGCTGTACGTGCCACACCAGACATCGTTCGTGTAGGACCTGTGTAGGTATTCCCATCCAATGGGGGTACATCTTGAATTGCGATCAGTGCCATCCTTGGCGCTCCTTATTAATAAATTATAATTTCATGAACATATTTAAATATGATGTTAACTGTACTGTGTTATGTGGAATATCGTTTCCTGTTGGTCCTGTAACACCACTAATAATCGCAAGACCAGCGCTGACATTTGTTGGAATACCTGGATTAGCAGATATATCAGTTATTGTTGGATGTGTATGGCTTGCTAATTCAGCAACACTTAACTGATGTTTTTCTTCACCAAAGAATTCGCCCAATATATGCGGCGGAGATGCAACAGATCCATTTACGCCAGCTCCAGTATAAATAATAAATATATTTGCATAAGAATTAGCTACGGTCGTTGATAGTCTAATTAAGTTATTAAATACCGGATCAGGTGTTGCAAAATAAACTTGGGATTCTATTAATCCAGCCGTTTGATTTGTTAAGTTAAATACTCTAACTGCTGATGCTTTAAAAATATTCGTATTAACACCAGATAAGGTAAGAACATCGCTCCCAGATGCAGCTGTGAAAGTCTCAATGGTTTGTACTTGCTCTGTACCAGCCATTACTCGACCAAGCGCTTTAGTAATAGCAATGGTTTTATTAGCTACGAAATCCGCTATTGCACTTGCACCTCTTGATGGTAATACAGGCGCATATGTATTGCTGACAGAATTCCAAAGTAAATTAAATAATGGGAAAGTATCAATTTTATTTCTAGTCGTGGCAGTAGAACCTACGTTACCAATAGTCCCATCATTCATTGGCACCCAGCCGAAAGGTGCGAAGTTATTTAATGAGGTTCTGACGTCGCCGGTGCGTGGTGAATTAACTGTTGAATCTATAACATCATATTCTATTAATTCAGCACCTGGAGCTATTGTTCCAAGATATAAGGATACTTTTGTAAAATTAAGGCGACACACTGTTGTAAGTGGCATACCAACTAATAGAAATAATCCATCATTGCCACATTCACCTAAAGTCTTTCCTGCAACGGAAGGCACAGTTGCCGGTACATTAAATGGAGTCCATACACCTGTTGTTGTAGCAAGATTAAGTGTTGCTATATCTGTAACTACAGTTAGACTTCCAGCTGTTCCATCACCAAAGAATTGCGCCCATTTTAATGAAATGGTCTGCGTTCCTGAAATACCTTTTGCCCATAATTTTATAGTAACTTGCTGATTTGATAATGTCTGAGCTTTAGCATTAACAGGGAATTGAAAATATTTATAAGTTTCAGATGTACCAGGAGAAGTTGTTCTGAAATCCACGTAATCAACTGGCGTTACATCTCCAGTAAATGGAGTATCGCCCGGAATAAATACTGGAAAAGCAATAATATCAGTAGCTGTCGTATTTGTTTTTATAAATTGAATATCAGGACCGAATGAATTTTCAGTTGTAGATATTGGTGTTGGTGCAACATTTGCTGATAAAGCATCATGAGTACCTGGCGCTATCATCGTTATTTTTGTGGTAATAGGTACATCAGTTGGAGGTGATCCCGTTCCAGAACCGATATTACGCCACATCGTCCCATTTACAATCAAATTACTTAAATCAATTGCCGTAACAACAGATCCACCCGAACCGCCTGATGGATAATAGCTATTCACATTCCAAATTAGATTGCCTTGTGCATCATATAAAAACAGATCATATAGGCTACTTGGATTCAATGAGTCTAACGTGAAATAGAAGGGCCCTGGTGCGTTTCCATTCTGATCCCATAAGATCGGCTGGGAATAAGGAAAATTCATCCCAGGATCGCTGAAAATCGGTTTAAATACAGTTGGATTTAGGCTGTCATAGGAGAATAGCTGAGCTCCGCCTGCTGAGACGCCAAATATGTTAAAGTTTGACCATATTGGGTCGAAACCCAATGAGACGGATATTGTCATTTATCACTTCCTTGTGATATAGCTAAATCATTATACTATTCGTTAAAATCAAATCATATTGATTTTATTTTTGTTTATTATTATCCATCATATTTTGATAAATTAATGAAGCAATTCCAGCAGCTCCTAGTTTATTATATGAAGGTTTTATTAATTCTCTCATAGCAATTTCAGGATGAGCATAACCACGTCTAGCTCTAAATTCACCTTTTGATAAAGAATTTATTAGTTCTTTTGGAGAAATTTCATTTCTTCTAAATTTACTAATAGCTTTGTTATTATAAGGAACAACTTCATTTGCGTAACCTTGTTGCATAGCATTATATCTATTTAATAAATTTTGATTAACATTTCCTTGTGGATCTCTAAACATATTATTTTGAATATTAGTGATTCCATTTCTAACTGCATTTGCTTGGGCTCTTTCACCTGTATTATAAGATGTTAATTTATCTAATTTTCTTTGAATAGCCAACAAATCACTTTTTGCTCTATGTGCATTTTGTAATGTTGGATTATTCAAAAACTCTTCAACTCCAACTATAGATCTTTGAGGTGAAAATTCTCTTATTGTATTTATATCTACATGAGGAACTACATGATGCATGTTTCCATATCCTGTGTTTTGCGCTTCATTCCATAAATTATTATATAAATGGTTATATACATTTCTATTTGTATTTCTAGTATTAACAACATCTCTTGCTATACTTCTTGCAGTTAAATTCATGGGATTTAATGCAGATGCAATTCTTCCTCCGCCTATTAAATTAACTGCATTTCTTCCGGCACCACGAATCAAGGATTCACCAGGATATTCTGGTTTCCCAAGAGTTTCATTTATCATGCCAGAAGTATCAGACGGCATTCTTCCCATCTGAACTTTTTCATTAATATTTTGTGGAATTAAATTTAATCTTCCCGATAAATAATTAATAATATCATGAGGTGTATTAAATATATTTTGTCCTGCTTCACCTAATCCAGCGGCTGCTTGTTTTAAAGCATGTAAAGGATGTTGTTGCATTGTTTGTAAGGCGCCAGGGATCTCTGTTTTAGCTGACTGATAGTATTGCGGGATATTTTTAGCTAAATTCATAGCTCCACCCGCAATATCTTCAATTATCCTGCCGGGCGCTTTAATTGATGCTGCACTTAGACTTTCGGGAATTTGTTTTTGTTTAGAAATTGCAGGCGCAGAAGTAATTTCCCAATCAGATGCAGGACTATTTTTAGATTCAGTTGTTGTATCTTCATTTCCTGAAACTATATCCCAATCAGACATTTGGGCTTACTCCGTATTTTCTTCTAGCTTCTGCAATAGGAACTGTCATAACTTCTCCCGTCTTTTTATTTTTAATTGTTACTACAGGATTTAATTTATCATGAATCTGATTCCGTATTTCAATACCATCAATTTGTTTATCTGCTTGTTCCATTGCATGTAATTTATCTACATGATGTTCACTCATAATTTTAGATGTTAATCTTGATCTTTCAGTTAACATTTTATTCATAAGTGATAAAGATTCAACTTTACCCCGAGCAACATCAACAGTATCTGATGGATTTGGCTTCATGCCCGTCAAAAGTTGTTGCTCACCTTTTCTAAATTGTCCACCAAAATCTCTAGCTGAATCTTTTAGGATATTTCCAGATAAAGTATAATATTGTCCAACCATATTTTTTTGAGCCGGAGTTCCAAATTTTGCATAATATGAAAGCTCATGGTTACCCAATGCAGGAACTTGTCTGATTTGTTCGAATTCAGGAGAACTTACAATATTAGAAATATTATCTAATGTTGCTTGATTAGTTTCTCCATTAAAAACCGTGTCATTTAATTCTTCAACATTTTTTGCCCTAATTTTTCCTGCTTCTGCGCCTTCATTTGCAACACCTTTGAAAGTTCCAAGCTTTTCAGCAAAAGTGGGTTTTTCAGGATAAATTGGTTCTTGAGTCAAAGGATGAACAGTGACCGTTTCGCCAGGCTTCATATTTTGAGTAGCTTGCTGTTCTTGTGGTGGCAAATTAGAAATATCAGGCTGCATAGTGGGCTGCGGTGATGTTGGCATCACCGATGTCATTGGTGATGATACTTGTTGTTGAGCTTGTTGAGCTTGTGGAGCTTGTTGTTGTGGCTGCTGCGCGCCTTGGTTTGACCCACCAAATATATTTTGCAATCCATTTTTTGCCCAATCTAATAATGAATTGGTTGGTTTTTCAGGTTGATTTGATGGCAATGCTGATTGAATCTGATTCATTATGGAATTGGTACCTTGACCTGCTCCAGATTGAAATAAACTTGCAACTACTTTCTTTTTTTGTTCTTCTGGCATATTAGCCAAAATAGGCTCATTGGCTATTAATTTTGATATGAATTGTGGACCCATCAAATTTGAATAAGTTGTTTGAGATGCGATTTTAGCTAAACTTTCAGGAATAGCATAAGGCAATAATAATTGTTTTTTACGAGTATCTAATTGCTCATCAGTCAAAGCATTAGTATTCCGCATTCCTTGAACAATGCGACTACCTAATCCCTGACTAGCAGGTAATGGAATAGCTGAAAACATATATCACCACCTATTAAAATCCGAAAAAATTACCAGCACTACCAAATAATCCACCAAATATATCGCCAAGATTTTGTTGCTGACCTTGTGCTTTACCATAAGCGCCTTGTCCCATACCTTGAGCTAATTGCGCCAACAATCCTGCTATACCATTTTGCGCATTCATTCCTTGTCCCATTAGATTTTGTAATCCACCAGTGTATTGTTGATTGATCCCACTAAGATTATTGAAGTAATTACCCATATCTTGGGAAGATATATTCTGCGCGTTTTGTTGGGCTTGTTGCATCATTGGAGTGCTTCCAGTCATTCCAGTAGCAGACCCCATATTAGTTGCAGCTTGCATCCCCGCACGTTGTTGATTCTGCGCTAATGGTGATTCTTGGTATCCAGACATCATATTTTTATAAAATGCTGTTGGATCTGACATTTCTTGCATGCGTTTTTGAAAGGGATTTATTGCATTTTGCCCAGCCTGTTGATATGGCTGATAGCCTTGCATGGCTTGCTGCATATATTTTTCGAATTCTTTCATGGCGTCATCATAACCACCACCACCATTACCAAATAATCCGCCAAATAATTGAGCCAGATAATTTCCAGTACTTGGGCTGCCGCTTCCTAATCCACCTTTTGCGCCAGTTGTTGCATTTGCTGCTGGATTGCTAAACATATCTTCTCATCCTTAAGAAGTAGTAAACGTTTTCCAAGCCCCATTCTGAAATATCTGAGGTGCTTGTGTATCTGTATTATATATCATTTGACCATTTTGTGGCGATTGTATTGTATTTCTTTGTGCTGTTGTGATAGTCGGTACAAACATTCCAAATGAAGATAAATACAATTGTAAATTCTGCAAAAATGCCGACATGGATGATGTCCATACATCTGACATCTTTTGATTTTCTTTCTTCACTAATGGATCGTAATAGGGAAATTGATCGAAATCAGTCGCCATTCTTTTTACTCCGGCAATACTTCATATGACCAAGATGCGCCCATTACAATAAAGGGTCCGTTGGTGAAGTATTCAATTTTGGGCACAAAAGCTTGTCCACGTGGAACAACACCCAACTTGCGCCAGATAGTACGATATGATCTTTGACCTACTCGACCCATGGGCGCTTTCAATTGGAATCCAAATGTTTGTCCGCCATCTTTCGACCAAGATAAAAACATCACTGGTACTTGTTCATCTTGTTCTTCAACACCTTGCTCTGTTACTATCAAAAGCCCGCTATCTGTCGCTAATAAATCGCCATTTTCTGTGGCAATATTTGAAGGCAATATGGTCGTATTTAGCAACGCAACATTGCCTTGCAGGAGATCTAATTGGAATCGATCTATGCGTGTTCTTTGATATCCTGCTGGAACTATAGGTCTACCAATTCTGCGTCTTGCAATGGCTTCTCCGTCGTTTGTATAAGTGTTGGTATCTAAGATATAAAGTATCGGTAATGCATAATGGCCAACATAATTAATACCATTAAAATAAGCATGTGTCTGTGACGGATGTCTGTTACCTGGTAGCGTTTCTTCTTCATGCCATAATCTAGCTTCTTCTGACCCAGGATTGCTTAATGATACGTTGTATACATAAGTATGATTCGCTGCCGTGAAATTCATTCTATAAAATATAAGACCATTTTCTTTTATCAAGAATCCACGACAATCCGTTATCTGTTGTGCTGCAGCGTATTGAGCTAATTGAAAATCCAAAGCTCTTGTGCTTACCGGCATCGATTCAGTACCAATAACCTGCATCACCGCACCTAGACCGTCGCGATCTTGTGATAAGAAAAACATCTTATCAAAGCCAACCGAAATACTACTTGCCGATACGGTACCGTATTCCATTAATAATGCATTGTTGCGTCTGAAAGGTAAGTTAGTTCCTATACCGGCGTTTTCCCATACTTCAGTGAAGTTTTGACTGAAAAGGAATAAACGTCTATGCAATGTTCTGCATGCAACAAGCGTTCCTGGATGAGTTGTGACTGATGCTTGCTGTAGTTGACCTGAACTTAATATTGTCTCTGTGCCAGAACCATCAGTTGTTAAGGTAATAAAAGTCCCAAGTTCAGCATTTTGGAATGATGTTGCTAATTTAATATGTGTCGAATCAATATTAATAACATAATATGTTGTGCTAATTTCTAATGGAACCGGTAATGCGCCTATTCTTACGCTGCCTATACTATTTGATGTTAAATCTATAAAAACTCCAGCAAGTGCATTAGCCTTTGTCGTTGCCGCTTTCATAGTTGTCCCAGAAGGAGCGGTAACGTAATAGGTAGTATTAGGCGCAAGTGGAGTAGGTAACGTACCTCCAGCATCCGCGCCAACGACAAAAGGTGATCCCGCAGGACCAAATTGCGCCACTCCAGATGGGACAGTCAATAAATCCGTTCCCATATCTCCAGTAAATGTTGGTCCGCCAACAGCTGTCACAGACAATGTCACTGCCAACCCAGTAGGATAATTAGCAGTCGTTGCTAATGTTAACTGGCTAGTCGCACTACTTCCCGTGAATGTATCTGATGCCGGACCCCAGACCATTCCTTGATTGAATTGAGACAATTGAAAATTGTTAGTATTTCCATTTACAACAACAAAGAATCCATCTAAATAGCATACATCTAATGGCACTTTAGGAAATGACGTATCAGTAATTATCCTAAATGTTGCTGCAATCGTATCCCAGATATATCCATTATGTCCGTCAACAAATATAACTTGGAAAGTATTCGCATCAATTCCTACGTAACCAGATAATGATCCAATAATAGTGCCCAATATAATACTTGTACCTGATGAATCTGTTCGTATAACAGTATTACCAATCACGCTATAGATATCGTCTTGAAAAACAAACTGACCGCGAAATCCGCCACTTGCACCTAGAAAATTAAAGTTAGTATTGATCAATCCAGAAGTACTGATTAATGATTTTGGCTTTTTAGCAAGAGCATCAACATATTCAAATACATTAATCGACCTTTCGCCATCTAATGAGGTTACGCGTTGGTTATTATAACTGCCGACAATCTCATAGTTTTCAGTTGCCACATTAATAACTCAAAATATTAGGCCAGTAGAAAGGCTCTGGCGCGGTTAGTGTGACGGATGGTCTGATAGTGAGATCCGTTTCGTTTGAGTTCTTCAAAGTCATGTAATAGTCTTGATATTCTTCTTCTGCCGTATCTGGCCAGTTTCCAGATGGATAATAGGATCTGAATTTACGCGCTAGTGCATATTTCATGAATCCATAATAATTTGGCGGCAATTCTTGCATCGTATCTTGGCTTTGCAATTCATTAATCATACTTTTAACAAGTATAGAAAATGGATAAGGCTGATCAGGTGCGGGATAAACGGTAATGAAACTCTCAGTAGCTTGTTTATCCAGGAATATGAATCCAGGTCTGGCAAGCAAATTATTTTGTCTGACTACGCCATAATATTGTGCTTTATTGATGATACGCATTGGATAAATTAAATTGGTATCACCCGTCGTAGGAACGGTATAGGTGGCTAGCGAGAGATCCACAACTCTATCAGCAACAATATCAGTGCCAAGCAAAATATCAGATATAGAATAAGTGGCCTTCCCAACTATGAAAGTCGAATTTAACGTAGTAAGAAAAGGAATGTAAATGCTATCGGAAGAAAATTTATCCAATAGTTCATTAAACAATTCCAAACCTGTTGAGAGCATGAAGGGGTCGGCAGGTTCGCCAACACCAAGTTCACCCAACAGGTATAGAGAATTGACAATGCAATCATTTACAGTCCGTTGTATCTGAGGCATCCGTGCCTCCCAGTAATGTTACTTTAAAGGGAAAGCAACTTTATCCATGCCTTTCGTGCATTCACGTGCAAGTTCTTGTGCGTGTTCGCCGTCATTGCACATGTAAGCATTGAATTCCATAGCTTCCGCTTTCATGCTGGGCGCACGTCCTGCATATTTATCTAATTCAGCTTGTTGTTTCTTTACAAATGCGTTTCTAGCTGAATGTTCCGCTTCATGGCGCGACTGTCTCGTGTTTGCCATTGCTGCGTCTTTTCCTGGAGCGTTGTCGTATCGGCTCTTCATAATTAACCTCATTAATTCCGTTTAATAAACTAGGATGCTTAAACCATTCACCCGATGTGAAATATCGCTCTGCATCATCTTCTTCCATGACTTGCATGGGCAGATTAGCGTGATACAAACAACATAATCCCATCGGGTTAACTCCTTATGACAACAATTTCACTGCGTACTGTGGATGCCATTGGAAGCCGCAAAGAATGTCTAGACGCATTAAGTTTTGATAACCTAAGATGTCGCCAGTCTGTGTTACTGCAAGTGACAATCCAGTTTCAGGATCGATTGCAACGCTGGAATAAGGAACTTGTAGTTTATAGAGAGGTGGGCAAACAATATCCAATCCACGTGAAGGATAAGCAACGTTGACGTTGTAACTTGGAACAACAGTCACAACAGCGCCGCTTGGAATCGGATTGCTTACATTCTGTAATGGGCTGCTTGTGCTACTAATAATTACTGGAGATACAGTAATCGTTACAGCGCCACCGCCTGAAGAATTTGCAGCTGCTGTAATAACAAACTGCATGTCCTGACCAGTAGATGCACGTGAAAGCGGATTAACTGATTGAACACCAGCAATCGTAATCAAATCACCTGGTAAGAAGTAATTCGTTACAGAAGCGGTAGCACCCGCAAGAATGATTGTATTACCCGAACCAACAGCACCATTCACCGTCAATGTATCGCCTGGATGCAAAGTAGGACCTGCACCTGCAACGTGACGAGCAATATTTTGGGATTGAAATATGTCAAAATAAGACAAATGCCCAATTGCAGATTGTCTTACGATTTCTTCGTTAAATACTGGAGTGAAATTGTTTTGCAAGCCTTGTTTCAATGAAGATCCATCACGAACCGTCATTGCAAGATAGGCATCAGATGAGATATTAACGCCCTGTTCGAGCAATTTTGCGCCCGCTAAATCGACTGCGCCAAAACTATTAATTGGCGTGCCAGCAGCACCCGAATAGAAGTTCAATGCTAATTCAGCTGAAACCGAAAGATCACGTTCCATTTGAGTAACAATGTTTTGGATTGCAGGTTGAATAAACATACGAGAGAAATCTTCAATACGTAAAGATAAATCCTGTACGGTGTAAGCAATCAAAGCATGGTATTGATGCGCTACAGTGATATTCTCAACGGTTTCAATAATATCTTGCGGAACTGCCGTTGAACCATCACCAATAATGAAGTTATTTTGTCTGCGAACTTGTAATGTATCGCCGATTTTATAACCAGAATTCTGAAAATCGTCTTGATAAATTCTTGAACCAGTCATGACAAATGGAGCATTATTGGCAAACATTGCCAAAGCTGTATTAGAAACGAGCTGAGTTGTAATAAATTGATTAGCCATCCTAGGCATCTCCATCCATTGATAAAAACAATACGATTTTCAGTTATTAAGAATTTCTTAATTACTTCCAACCGTTCCGCATTCTTTTCCTTAAGTCACTTACGGAAGTCTTTTCCGTTACGCCTAGAGAATTGTTTACTGGATTGCTTTTGATGTTGCCTAATGGACGAGAAGTTGAACCTTTTGAATCTCCGCCATTAATCAAAGCATGCGACAGTTTGACCATCTCAGACGCTTGATCTAGTGGGTGGAGTTTTGCAATACGGTTTAAGTCTTCGGGATTTTTGCCTAGTTTGTAGAGCACTTCACCTGCGCTTCCTGCGCCAGTTTTCGGTAGCATTAAAGCGGCATCTCGCATGTGAGGGGTGAACGGAGCATCATCACCTCTTACCACATCTTCAAAATCATCGTACTTGTCAGCTGTGCGGTCCAGATGTCGCTGCAACTCTGAGTACTGCTTGTGAAGATGCGCTTTGCTTTCTGCCTCTTTAGCATGGCGCTCTTGCATATCCTTGTGCTGAAGCGCGTAGCTAACTGCCTTGTGAATTTGCTCGTCTATACCTGCTGGAGCCTGTTGACCAGGCGAGCCTGTATAGGGATTGTAAGCTTGTGATTGGTCAGGTTGTTGGGCGTGTCCCATAGATTGCATATCATTAATCCTTTGATGCAAATCACGAATTTCCCTTTCGTGAGCCCTCTTCTGTTGCTTCAATCGCTTCTGCACATAAAGAGGATCTTGAGTATGACCATCAGACTCTGCCTCTGATTCTTGAGGCTGTTCACTTTCTGATGCACCAACACTATCTAACACTTCACTTGCTTGCCCATCCTGGGCACTATCCTGAGCTTCCATACTGTCTCCACACCGGCAATTTTTGCCCCGAACGTAAGGCTGTTCGTCAAGCCCCGCCACGATCCTGTGGCGTATAACTTATGGTAGTGCTTGGCTATATTAGAGACAATAGTACCGGTACGGTGTGCCGCATTAATCACGACATGATATTATTTAATGTGGACTTTATGATTAGATTCGATAAGTGGACTTATCAAACCTATGAATAAGGCTAGATAAGTCACTATAATACTAGATAAGAATGTTATATTTCATGTTTCATTTGATAACATGTTATTCACGTTTGGCTTCATGTTGCATCTTTTTCGCATGCGAATCAGCATAAATCTTAGCTACTTTGGCTGTGAAATCCATTTCTGCCTTGTCAGCATCAAGCAAATGCGTCTTATGTTCCATATGTTGCTTCGCCAATACTTCATGCGCTTTCAATGCCATTTCTTGCTTTTCAAGTTCATGTTTCTGCTGTCTTATCGCTAATTCAGCTTGTCTATCCTGTATTTGTCCTGCTTCTAATTGAAGCTTTTGTTGATCTAATTTTAATTTCTCTTCTTTATGCTGCATCTCTTGCTGTGCCATCATCATTTGTTGCTGCATCATCATTTGTTGCGGATCTGGTTTCGGTAGTGGAGCAGGCTCGCCACGTTCTTTTGCCAATATTTGTGGAGGAACCAATGATTCTAATCTTTCGACAATCTGTGGGCCGAATTGAACGTCCAGGTTCTTTGCCCATAGATCTGCAACCAATGGGAAGGCTTGCGGGAATGTCTGCAAGGTCTGTTGCAGGAACTCAAGGGCCACGTCTTGCTGCACTGCGAACGATGGACCTGTATCAATCTCAACATCATACTCACCTTTATCAAGCTGATTCATGATCTCGCCATCTTCATCCTTCTGATTCATGATCATTGTCTTGGTTTTGCCATCTTTTTTCGATAGCATCATGTGACGTTCATCTTCACCTACTATATACGGTAGTAAATCATTAACAACCCTACCACCCTGCTCTATTGCTTGATTGAGGTTATCAAAAAATACATATGCGGACATGGACCCTTCCAATTTACGTTCCCGTCGTGCTTTGCCTGATATATCTTTGCCTTGTAACTGCTCTGCTTCTGAAAAGCCTAAAATCTCATTTATATCCTGCGTTGCACGCTGTGAGTTCGCCATTAATGCAGGCGATAGATCCCAGGCAGACTGTTTAGTGGGCATCTGCCCCGTTTTAGGATCGGGTTTAGCACGCAAGATACCCATTTGAAGCTCTGGATTACGCCAGTCTTGTTCATAACCAATAATATTGTCAGGTGTTCCCAACCATTGCTCGCGACGACGATTCTTAATCTCCGCCGCAATCTCGCTATTAAAGTAGTTAACACACTTTTGCGCATCACGGGCCTCATGAATGAATGATTTCGTATATTGACGACCTTCAATGTAATAACTGTCACCATCAACAAATGGAATTGGCAGATTACGCGATGGCCACTCTGAAAAATCAATGATCTGATTCTGTAACATGCGGTAATGCATTATCTTGTAATCTTGAGTTTGTCGCTTTCCAATGATTTTGGGAATATCGCGCTTTACTATATCTTCAACTGCCGATCCTCTGACGATTTCCATGTTATCTTCGAATGATTTTTCGCGTTCTTTCCATTCTTCTTCCGTACAAACATCGCCATTAGATAGCTTATAAATAATTAATGGATACCATTCTTTAATGAATTCATCGCATACAATGACCGTATCACGTGTAGTACGCTGGAAATCTAATACCAAGTATGGATCACTGAATGAAACTGGATTGGTTATATATGGGAATGTTGCAAAAAACTCATCACGTGTGAATATGAAGCGCCTGGAGCAGTAATTGCCATCACCCTTATGAGGTTTTAATGCCGTTGGATCCCATGAGCATGTCGTCGGATCATTAACTAATCCATATTTGATGACACGATTAAAGCTGCGGGGTGATTCATAATCCAGTAGAATTTGGAAACATCCAAATCCCATCATGAGGGCGTTTTTAAATGCAGTTTGATAAACAAGGTCGTTTTGGGATTGATATGAAATGGTCCGGACTAAATCTGCTCGCAAGTCTATTTGTTCTTGCGTTGCCTTTCCAGTCAGGGATCTTACTATCAGATCTGGTTTGTTTTTCCGTTGCTCTCCAACTACTTTTTTTACTGCGTCATATAATTTGTTAAACGTCATCGCAGGCTTAAATAGCCTTGTAAACTCCGATCGCTCTACTGCCGTCCACTGATCGCGTACGACGAAATTTACATCATCCTTGCCTCTAACAATGTTCTCATTGAAATAGTTATTCCATGCATTTAGGTTTTCACCTGCCTTATGCAGAACATCCCGCTCATCAATGCCAGCCTGGTTAAGTTCGTCAATACGACGAGCTTCCATTTCATTGAGTTCTTCTGGTTCGAGATTTTCTTTATTAACATCATCAGACTTACGTTCCATATTAATGACATCCTTGTCAAATAGGTATTATTTTAACCAACTGGTTCGCTGTGCTTAGCACAATATAAGTCAGAGAGTTAAAGGTTTCGAAGCCTTCAGCGTGTTGGTTTAGTATATTATATCATCTATTATGGATTATATCCTTTACTAGCTGCATCAATAAATTTACATAGTTTGTCTGTTCTTCCTGCAGATATCATAACCAATGGCGCTACATCGCCCAATCCTGGAACTTTAGTGGCGAACCAAACTAAAGTCTTTTCATAATCACCATCGAAATAGAGTAGCATAAATTTAAAGGCTTTCTTCAATGTCATATTGTGCACTCTTGCCTATAAGTCGGATCGATATCTTTGTATTTAAAGTTTTCATTAATATACCATCTTACAAACTTACGATGCTCAGTGCCTTCTGTGTAGTGGCATGATTTGTATTTCCATGTTGCTTGATCTGCGTGATCATATTTCCAAAGGGAAGGTAACTTGCTCATTAAATATTATTCTCCAATTTCTTCAATGACTTTTAAAAATTTCATGCCTTTTTCTGCCATTATTTCTGATTGTCTATTAGCTATCATCATATTAAGAGTGATTCGCGCATCATCTAATTGACTAAAAGAACCGTATCTATATTTCCAAGGCATAAACCAATAATCTTTGCGTTTTATTTCATATCTGCCATCAACTCTTTGTATGATTCGCCATTTCATTTAATTATCCCCATACAATGCCTTTCCCTTCGCAAGCATGGCATTCAGAATCCATTGTGCCACTAATATAAAATCCACCTTGTCCTTCACATACAGGACATTTGTGAGGTTTTTTATCTATATGTCTCAGATGAGATAAAGCAGAAAGCAGGCCCTCCAAAACATCCATTCTTTCAGATACTTTTCTATTATGTTCAATCTGACGAAGCATATTGTCTTGTATTAAATAACGGATATTTTCAATTTCTTTACTCATATATCCTTACAACTCCATACCATTAATTCTTTCCAATTCTTCTACACGCTTTTCAAGGTTGTAATAGCCTTCGCTCAATATCTGTATCTGCTGAACCAATGGTGACGCATCTTCATTTCTTTCGCATAGCATGCAACCAAACTTCAATATCATTCCATGTTCGCATACAGTTTCTGAGTTGAAGCAACCGCTCATACTTTTGCATCCGAACTCATTACAACTTCACGCGTAAAATCTATCAGTAAATATTTATCTGTTAATTCATCATCAACAATTTTAAAAGGCGCCGCTCTTGTTTTCTTAATAGATATATTAAAGTCATCATCACATCCGAAAGAAAAGCTTCTTGCATTGGATAATCTTGGTGAATTTAACTTATATCCATTACCTGTATTTACTTTATAAATCCTAATTAAGTTAGGTCTTGATTTGCTAGTCAGAATTTCAACACAATCAGCAGCAGCAAGATTGAGTTTATCAGCTACCTCATTGCCAATATACACAGTCATATATCTTGATTTTCTTCCGCATTTTGACGTGCTTTCACCGAATCTTATATACACCTGAGACGGATTTAATGATCTTAATATTGTTCTTCTCTTTTTAACTGGCGTCCAATCGTTATCGTCTGACATTCATTTTCCTTAATTGTTTTGTTCTGATTCATCGACCATACAGCAATTACAACTTGGTAATATATCCAATCCTTTTACAACACGTTCACCATATCTAAGCAATGAATCCACCATAAATGCCATCGCTTTTCCTTCTGGTGTTTCAACTTCGAAGAACCAACAGGCAGATTCAGCAAGATGATCCATACCAGTTTTGAAGACTTCTTCATTTGAGAGTGCTTCTTTAGTTTCAGAACTTCTTATCATCGTTGCTGCACCCTATAATATAACTCTTCATTCTTAAGCTCTGATTTATGCTGATCTAAATGCGCAAAAGAAGCTTTCTCTTTTTCTGTTGTTATTCCAGGAACGCATTCTTTAATCTTTGTATGCTCTACTTCATTCGACATTAGGTTTCTCCCATGCGCTTAAACATTGATTGGTCAGTATTTCTATTATTTTTAATAACAATTCACAAGAATGATCTGCATCAATAACTCGAGTCGAGATACAAACATCATTTTCATATGCAGACGGATTTAAAAAGGCTTCTCTAGTTCTATAGCATTCTATTTTTAAATACTGAAACGCAGTATCTGGTATATTTGACATCGTTATTTTTATTTGCATTTTAATTCTGCCACCTAAAAACGGGATTCCACATGTCTACCTTCTCTTGCGGCGCCTTATCCGCCAAGATCCTATCCGCCGCAAACTCCATCAATATATACTGCTCAGCATCAGCAATATGCGATGCAAAGTTCTTATGCGGAACTTCTTTATATCGTTCTTCGCCACCGACATTCACACGCTTATAAATGTAATCTTTCTGCTTACCTTTACGCAATATGGGACAGCCTTCACGTGATAATACATAAGCTGGTTGGCCGTCAATCATATTATTTAGAAAGTATCTTACTGATCCTATTCTTGGTTCAAGATCATTAGTTCTACCAGCATGAGTGCTAATGCCCAAGCTATTAAGCTCGCCAATACAAGACAACTCTTCCATAATATCATCACCAGCGATACCAGAAGGATCAGCACGACTGATACCAATCTTATTGTATGGAAAGTCAATGGCAAGTTGAGGCAAGACAATATTCTTCGCAAACGTTCTAATCCCCATATCTTCACTTGTATATTCCTTCAATATCCTGACTTGACCACGCGGTGATATCTGCATTACTACACATGCCGGAGTCAACCCAAAGTCCCAGCCAAGATGTATAGGATCGCCTTGTATGGCATGTATTTTCTCTACTGAATGGAAGTCATCATTATATTCTGGATAGACCTTTTTACCAAAACCCACTGACCCGTATTCACCAAGACAATATACTTTGGTAAATGCCTCTGTCTGTCCTTCAGCCAACTTAAGGTAATAGTCGTCAGCAAGATTGTTAGCATTATCACAATCAGAATTTTGATACCATTTGCCATCCTCATCTTTTAAGAGTCCAGGCGGTTGCTTAAATATCTTGTAAGATTCAAGAGACGCGAGTTCAAAATCCTTATAAATCCAGTGATCAACATCGGGAGGATTTGTATCAGCGATAACGCCAGACCAATAAGGCATAGGGCAGAAACTACGACTGGGATAACGATGATTTGTTCTGCCTTTGAGATGAGATAATGCACCCTGCGGAACTTCAGATAATTCATTTATATAAACACCTGTGACTTCAAGTGACTTGATTTTACGTAAGTCTTGTTCACGGTCAAGTGCTATAAAAATTAATTCTAATTCAACAACACCATGACCGTCATTGAATGTATGTTCATATGTAAGTAATGGCTTTTGTCGCTTTCTAATATCACCTAATTCGCCAAACCATGTGAGCCATGTCTGCAATGTTGTTGATTGTAATTCACCAGATGTATTTCGAACTATTGCCCATCTTGCCTTTCTGCGTCCGTTAAACCAATTTGGCATATTACATGTTCGTCGAACGATTTCGTGAATGCACCACGTGCTTTTTCCAGATCCATATGGACCCATAATAAGCCTAACAAATTCACTACTGCCATGCATAGTAATACCAGTTCGAGTCGGTATATAGATCTTGGGTTTGCCTGTTCCATAAATTGTAGTCTCCGAATCGGTAAATTTTATATGCTGCATAGATCCTTGTTGCTGCTGATGTTCCAATGCTTCTATGCGTGATTTGATTGAGCTAAGCATTTATTGTCAACCTTATGGATTATTATTGACAACTTTTGATGATGGCTTTGTCAATCTTATTTGCTCAAGTGTTGTAAATCTGGAATTGCAATCATTGCATTCTCTGTATCTACGCACTGATCCATCGCGCATCAATGCGGTATCTAGAACTTTTGTTTTTTGATAATTACAAAAGATACATTCCAATCTTACAAACCTCTAAACATACGCATTGCTAAATCGTCAGATGGCACAACTTTAGCCTTAGCATTTGTTGGTCCTGGCTTATTAGGATTGGCAGCATGTACAAAGTCTTGCGGATAATTTTCAGGTTTAGCACCGTTGGGCATATCACATCCTGGGGTCATGTCTGTCATTTACGTACACCTCTTAAGGTTTTATGTGCGTTAGTTCCCAATATTTTATTGGCTTTGGCGTCAATCTTTTCTTCACTTGATTTAGAAAGTTTCCCTTTAGCGGCCATCTGTGATGCACGAGATTTGGCATTGGCTGCATGAGCTTTATCAGGCATTGGGTATTTCTTTTCACCTGGCATACCAAATTCTGATTTCGGTAATTTCTTGCGTTTAGCAGTAGTTAGAATAGCCATAAAATCTTTCCCTTTTTAACAATTCGTTATCTTTAGCTTTAGCGTCGCTATTTATATTGTGATCAAATAGAGGGAATTTGCTTTCCAAAAATAGCTATATCCATTATATAATTTCATTACTTTTTACCTTTCTTGGCTTTTCCAGCCTCAGAGTAGGCGATAGCTACTGCTTGCTTTTGCTTTCTTTTAGGATTAGAATGCATTAATTCTTTAATGTTTTCTGAAATAACCTTTTTTGATTTCCCTTTTTTAAGAGGCATATAATTCTCCATGATTCAAATACATTGCATTATTTGCAGCAAAACTTTTGAAATTAAACCTTATCGCATTGGAATAGCAAAATATTGTTCCGCAACTTGCCGAGGAAAATCCTCTCATAAGCAATTCGAAAAAGAATGTGATATTTGCCAGACAATATTTAGTTTTATCGCTACTCGAATTGATAAAGCTAAATATTGCTCTAGAAAATGTTATCACCGATCTCAGATTGGTAGAGGTTCTGTTGAGCACACTTGTCATCACTGTCATAAAAAATTTAACGATTCGCCATGTAAAAATAGAAAATTTTGTTCTAAAGAATGTAATAGCAAATCTAGTCATTTGATATGGAAAGGTAGTTTCACAACCGTTCGAAAGAATATGTTTAGAAGAGGTCTTATTAAAAAGTGTCATCAATGTGGATACGATGAAGTTCCTGCTATTCTTGGAATTCATCATATTGATGAAAATAGAAATAACAATGATCTCAGCAACCTTGCTGTATTGTGTCCTAATTGTCATTCATTAGCTCACATGAAACATATAGCGCATTAATATTACTTTTCGATTTGACTAGCGGCATTAGATCTCTCCAATTTATCTAGACGTTCATTCATTTCTTTGACCATCGCATTGTTGCCGAATTGATTGTGCCAACGACGTTCTAATATCCATGCTTGACCTTGCCATTTATCAATGCCAGCATCTATATTTTCCATATGTTTAATGATTCTTGCTTCTTCTGCTTTCTTTATGGCCTCAAAAAAAACTGCCTTTTCAGAATGGACATCATTAGCTATATCTCGCTCACCATCGTTAAGCCAATTGTATAAAGTTTGGAATGTAATGCCATTCGCTTCAGCTGCTATTTCATATGGAACACGTTTGCTAATTGAAGAAATGATTGCGGCGCAACGTTCAGGGTTGAATTTAGGAGGTCTACCTTTAAGAGGGGTTTGAGCTTTCATTCTGCAAATCCTTTGCTAATTGCAAATATTATGCTCCATAAAATATCAAATGAAAATAGCTCCTAACACAAATTACTGCAAAAGTGTGGGAGTACAATCTGATAGATTTCACTCCTATTGTTAAAATAAGGTAAATTAATAGTTGCATCATACTCAAATGCGAGTATAATTACTTTTATCAAGTCAACAACAACTGAGGAAAACGAAAATGTACCAAGTAATAGCAACTAAGAAATCAGACGAAGGCAAGCAAGTAAAAGCGTTCTGGGTAGTTAAAGAATATAAAACACACAATGCAGCGCAAAAAAGAATGATTAAAATGCGCGAACAAAATAACCAAACTTACAACTTTGACTTAAATTTACTGTAAATCAACCGCCCCCTCGGGGGCATAACAAGTAAGGAAAATGAAAATGTATGAAGAAATGGATAATTATTCATTAGGATTAAATAATGGTTGGTTAAGCGCATTAAAATATTGTTTAACTCAAGCAAAATTAATGAAAAATGAAGATTTAATAAAAAGTTTAAATATTTCAATAGATAGATTATCTACAGAAATCGAAAAGGCCGGCCAATTTAATGGTTGTAAATAAATAGCCCCTTCTGAAGCATAACATCAAGGAAAAGAAAATGAAAATTGAAGTAAATGTTTCTTCTCTAGAATTACTAATGTCATTAAATAAAGAGCTTAGACATTACACTAGAGATTTTTTAGAAGAATTGCATGACAACATTGAAAAAGAACTTATCAAAAGAGCAGAAAAGGAAGAATAACTATGCGCTATCAGGCTAAAGAAGTTAACGGTTGGATATATGTCGAAGACAGAATGACAAAAGAAATTGTCGAAGAAGGATTTGATGATTTGAATCACGCAAAGCAATGCGCTATGCAGTTTGAAAATATATTTTCAAATCAGGATGATAAATGATGAATACTGAATGTCTAGATTGCGGAGGAGAAGGCTGGATTGAATGCTGCCCAGGCGGATCACCGATAATGTGGCCTGAGTTGCCATCATGTAGCGCATGTGGCGAATACTCAATATCTGAATGTGAATCTTGTTACAAGGGATAAAATGAAATCAACAACTAAAAGAATCAACATAAATCTCACTAAAATAACAGAAGAACAATTGAATTATATTATGCAGAAGACAGGAGAAAACTACACCCAATCAATCACTCGCTGTATACAAAATACCTATGATCTAACAGAGGAATATTTAAATATCAAAGTTGAACATAACCATTCAAAAGACGATTCTTCACCATCACTTGGAGGTTTACCTTACGTTCTGCTTCAGAAACAAAATGATATCGCTTGATAACATTCTTCTGTTGACCACCACGATGTAGAACAATAATTGGGCTATTGAACATATCATTTTCTAATGAAATGTAATAATATCGCCCGTTATTTGGATTTTCAAACTTTAACATAGCTCACCGGATAGTTATGCCGTCCGGTGGCAATAAAAGGAATTGGATTATATGATATGGTGTATATTTATTGCAATGTGTCTAGTCAATTTAACCTTCAGCCTTATTTTGTGATTCCCATTTCATCTTAATATTGATTTCTGCTTCGTCAGGTAATCGCAAAATATCCTTAAGCATTTGCTTATAAGCATCAGGAATACCTGATTGTACGGTGAGCAGTTTTGCATGGGCTTCTGGATCTTCTATGATATTTTTAACTAAAGTTGGTATGTCATGCGTCGGGCAATTGAAAGCATTTCCCAATAATTTAAAAACAATACTTGCAGTTCCGCCAAGCGGTCCACCTAATGCCGTTGCGACAATTGGTGATGCTGCTTCAATGATTGGCCATGCGTCAGCTAGGATTTCTTTAAACATTATAAACTCCCATTAGCATAGCATCAGATAGTATTTGCGCACGACCTTTGACTTGATGAGCCCAATCACTATTCAACATTTCCCAGGCAGCTTCTGCATAAGCATGGTCAGAAAGCGCTGTTAACATCTTCGTAAATTCACAGAATTTCTTGTAACCCATGAATGCCATGTCACATAAAACTATCTGTCTATCATCATTTAATTCTTTAAACCAGCTGAAATCTTCCATCAATTTATCGTAAAAATAACTGACATCTTCAGAAAATTGCTTATCAATCCACTCATCAGATATCCCGCGAGCAGATAAATTATATCCAATTCCGATTGTTAGATTTCCAAGCGTGTCAATATAGGGGAATTTTTGTCTATCTTCATGCAGAGTAAGAGAGCGCTTAAGCTTAACAAAAATCTGATCGGGCATCATGCTCATTATGGTCATGCGTATCATCCGTAAGTTGCAAACTGAATCTTGTTCGGCAGGGCTTACCACAATAATTACATACAAAACATTCGAGAACAACTTCCACATCTTGGTTGCAGCAATTTGAGACAATCATCCATGATTTCCATAAAAAACCCGGTCACGACAACCGGGGTAACAACAAGGAGCAACAAAAAACTGATTACAGGATAAATATGCAAAACAATGTCGACATCAACTCAAACCCAAGGAAAGGTTAGCCGTGCTAGGAACACAGATGTATGTCATTGTACATATTAAGATATTCCATGACAATTGCTTTCGCTTCATTAAATCCCTTACAAACTTCTGCGCAGTAACCTTGACGACGCAATCTAACCAGCCAATCGCGTTGCGGTTGTGACAATACACCGCCAGATATTCTCTTAAGCTCAATATAAAGCCCGTGGTACGTATTTGACGGAACGGGAATGCAAAGGTCAGGGACTCCGGCTTTAACGCCTGTACGCTTTAATTTGCAGCCTTGCGCAAAAGATCGCTTTCCACCATTGGGTATGGCGTAATGGATAATATGGTTTTTATCTAGCCATGCTACCAGCTTCGTCTGCTCCGCATCCTCTGTCGGACAAATTGTCGACGGTTCTTTCTTGGGTCGTATTGCTGCCATCCTTGGCTGCTCCGTATAGATTCTTCAGTTCGTCCATGTACTTTGTCTTATAGCGCTTACTTCGCTGTGACCATTCGATTTTTTCTAGCATGTATCATCCTTGATAGTTCTATGTGGAACATTAACACCTACAGAATAACCTGCGGTAGCCGCATTTTAGGCAGGGTGTGTATTTATCCATTTATTACCCATTCATGATTAGGATCGGGAACGAATACCATTGATTCGCTTATTACATTTCCTATTTCATTTGGTTCAAATTTAGTATTTAAAATGCACCAACCGCCAAATACTTTTGCTCTCATGGTAAATAATTCACCATCTGAATAAATATTTTCCCATTCAAATTTCATTTCAATAAATTTCCTGTTGATAATAATAATAAAAGATCATTTAAATCTTCTTCAGCATCCTGTAATGATTCATGAAGAACATCTTCATACCCACTATCAGATCCATCTTGATAATGAATTCTTATTCCGTATTGACCTTTTCCTTTAATAAAATGAATTTTTATTATTTTATCGGAATTTAGATAAACAATGCCAAATTTAAAAATCATGAAATATCCTCATAAACAACTATGATCGTCAATTAATTATACAATTAACTCTTTTTTCTCTAACACCCTCAGGGATGATGATCTTGATCGCTATATATAACATATTAATATATATAATAATAATAGAGATCATTGTATATATATATAGCGATCATATACATATGGTGATCGTTAATTAATTGCACATAATAGAGATCATATCTTAAAATGATCGCATATAATATATGCAGAAGATCGCTATTTATTGAGGATTGGCGCCTGTTTGAGAGATAGCGATCGCGATCATGTGTATCTATGTTTAGAAAATATTTTTGTATAAAAAAAAAGCGGCTCAAAATGCATTGAAACCGCTTAAATGATCGCTAATGATCGCTATTATATGTATTATATTTTTACATTTCCTATGTACCAGATTCTTTTTCTAGCGTCCAAGTTGGAGGAGTCCATAATTATTGGCGTTCCTTCTTTAGAAAGAGCCTGTCTAGCACGTTTTAAGGTCGTTGCAGTAATTCCTTCGTCAAATGCTTGAGCTAAAATTATTTTATATTCTTTATTTCCGAACTTTAATTGATCTAAAATGAATTCTTTAGCTTCATCAATAGCTAATTTATTTTCATAAGATTTAATATTTACAGCCTCATCCGCTGTTATATCAACTTTGCAATTTTTCCATTGGATATTGGATGTAACGATAGATTCTTCTCCTTCTATAAGATCAAAAGATTCAATTTTGTATGACAAACCTTCAGGTTTTTTGTAATTGGTTTTAGATGATATGAACAAGAAGGAATCTTCATTTTCAGGATCTTTACTGACAGAAAAAGACGATCGAACAGTATTGGCCCAGGCACTAGATCCCATGATTTCATCAGCCGCAGATGTAGGACCATCGCCACTTCCAGAAGATTTTCTAGTATGGGTATTAAGAATGATCGCTAAATTATTACGTTCTGCAAGACGATTAAGCTTTAAAATAAAAGCCCTAACTTCTGATGAACGATTTTCTTTTATATTGCCAATGTAAGCTGTAATCGGATCTATGATGATTAAACGAACATCATCTATTTCATTAATAGTTGATTGCAATAAATTAATATCATTATCTAAAGTAATGAATCTTTCATTAAGACCGTCATTTGCATTCACAGCTGAATCGATGATTTTAATATTTTGTAAATTTGCTTTTGCTGCTTTTAAACGTGGAACAATAGTATAAGCATTGTGATCTTCGGCTGATAAAATTAATACTTTACCTTTTTGAATAGAATGTTTGTTAGAGTTAATCTCAAATTGACTGCCATTACTTACCATTGAAGCCATAAACATTAATAACTGACTTTTACCAATTCCACCCTTTCCAGCGAGAAGCGTGCAGGTCTCTAATGGTATATAATCTTGCCATAACCAAGGTTGTTTTTTTGGTATAATTTCATCAGCATTTAATACATTTAATTTATATAAATCAATTACACCAGATTGGTGTTGTGATTTTCTTTTATCGCCCATATTTATAACTTTATCATTAGGATGAGTCATGACACTATTCCTTGTGGAAAACGGTTAATAAAAATTCAGGTGACACAGTTCTGACAATAGAAGCTCCGTCCCTGAGCAAACTAAACACTAAATCTTCTAGGTAATTTGTTTCTGCGTATCCAGTATCATGCACCAAAACATCACATGTCGGAACTGGCCAATAGAATGGCAAAGGATCATCCCAGGGCGGCAAAACAATGGTTCTTGTTGGATAGCTTACAGAAAACACCCTCCCCTTCTGCCAGGCAAGTTGACCTATAAATACATTAATAGAATTATTTGGACGCTGACCTGATTGAATCAAGTCAAATAAAGGCTTTGAATAAGCAGGAAGCTTGCAATTATTCTGTGATGACATATAATACTTATACCTTTTGTGTGTGTAATATTTGTAGGGGATTTACTAGATCCCCTATATTCAAATTTTAAATATCTTAGTTAAATCTTTAACATAATCCTCATAAACTTTATCAGTAAGAACAATATTATACTTGAAAAGTAATCTTAGTATTTCTTCGTATTCTTTATATCCGTATGTCATAAAATCCTTTATAAATGTTGAAAATACTACTATATGTGATATGATGCGAAGTATAGTTTAACTGAAAATAACTCAAAAGAAAAGGAGAGTGCAATGGAAGATCTAAAGACATTTAATATACGCGTTCCAGTAGAATTATGGTCGTTTTTGAAGAAAAGATCCGTTGATGTGGAGATGCCTATGAATTCTATATTGTGTTCGTTATTAAAGAAATATAAAAAAAGCTTAGAAACTCCTTTACAGTTAGATGATGCTAAGTTATAATTGCATTTCACATTAACAACAAGGACAGCTAGACCATGAAAGAAGAAGTTTTAAAAAACATATCAGTAAGTGTGAGCAATGAGTGCTGGAAGAAAATAAAAATAATGTCCATACAAAGAGAAATAAGTTTATTAGAACAAGTAAGAGAGATGCTGGAACGTGCGGTACAGAATAAAAAGTTTAGTAATGATGTACACGAGGAATAAATAAAATGTCGGCAATATTTGATACTTTACAATACACAAAAGGAGCTGTGCTAGTTGGAATACCTAGAGAACAAGCGGAATATCAAGCTGAACAAATAGCTAAAATGGTTGATTACCAATTGGTTACTAAGGCTGATATTATTTGGTTGGAAAAATCTATTCAACAAAAGATAGAAGATATACAAAATAAGTTAATAATAAAATTAGGCGGAATGCTAATAGTTTGTTCTGGAGTTGTTATTTCGATATTGGGGTTTATTATTAGACATTAATTAATCAGGTGACCCATCAAAGCGTGCAAGCCTTGGTGGGTCTATCATAAACAACTGAGTAGGTAGATTATGAATACGCAAAGGTTACAACAATTATCAGTTAGAGATCAAGCACATAGTTGTGCTGTGGATTTAATAGACAAAATAGTAAAGCTAAAACTCTCAAAGAATTGGGATTATGAAACTCTAGACTTAAGCCATGCAGAACTTAAAAGCATGTTCAAGTCAGTAGAAGGATGGATCGAATATTCATTAATCAAGGATGGTGGTTTATGATACCTAAATACATGTACAAAAAAGAAATAACCGGTCTGGTAGACTCACTAATACGCTGCGGATATGAATCTTACGCAGGATTAGAAGATCATGACAAAGATTTCCTGACCGCTGAATGCATGAAAGCACTTGGCACTGATTGTTACAATGCCATCATAGAACATGATAATTTCGAACAAACCGTAGAACATTTTGTTAGATATCTCTTAAAAGGTTCGCATTCCCAAGCTTATGCGTTGGCTGAAACTATGCGAAACAATGCAGTGGAACATTTCACATATGAAATGGATCAATTATTTGCAGAGCGTGTTGCAGATAGACGCATAGCCACATTCATAGAAGCTGGATTGCAACCCATCAGACATTTAGATAATGGAGAGGTCACATGGTCAGCACAAGCCTAAAAGATTATAAGGATTTAAGAATGTCAAAAAGTTCAAATATGCTGGATATATTAATTACCATTGCTTTGCTATTTGTGGTCAGCGTGGCGGTTTATGTCTGCATTATTGAGATATCTAATATCAGTTTATGAGGTGTTGAATGGCGTTGCGTGCGAAGAAACCTGAAAAGATTGAAAAACGTTTGAAAGCATTGTTTTATGGTATGGCCGGTGTTGGTAAAACCACAGCAAGTATACAATTCCCAAGGCCATATTTGATCGATACCGAAAAGGGTGCTGAGAATGATCAATATATTAAAATCCTGCAAGACAATGGCGGTGCAATATTTCAGACATCATGCTTTGATGAGTTGTTGAAAGAAGTTAAATCTTTATTGACAGAGAAGCATGAATACAAAACTTTAGTAATAGATCCATTAACTACGCTATATCATGATCTGTTAGACAAGTCATCCAAGGAACGTATAAGCGATAAAGATCCTGATGGCACTGCATTTGGTGGACACTATGGATCCGCTAATAAAAAGATGAAACAGTTGCTTAACTTATTGCTTAGACTTGATATGAACGTTATTATCACAGCCCACGCCAAGAATGAATATGGAAGCAACTTAGTGGTACTGGGACAGACATTCGATTGTTATAAAAAGCTAGATTATCTATTTGATCTGGTATTTGAAATCCAGAAACGCGGAAAGGATCGTATCGGTCTTATCAAGAAATCCCGCATTGAATCATTTCCCGATGGCGATCAATTCCCTTTTAGCTATGATGAAATAGCCAACAGATATGGTCGTGAAATATTAGAACGCGATGCAATTGCTGAGATTCTTGCAACACCAGAGCAAATAACAGAATGTTTACGCTTGATAGACCTTTTAAAGATTTCAGAAGATGTCTGGCAAAAATGGTTAGACAAAGCCAATTCATCAAAGTTTGAAGAGATGCCAACCGATATTATCCAAAAATGCATTGATAGTCTTAAATCTAAAATACAAGGAGATGTAGCATGAACTTTGCACCAAAATCAGAACAAGAAGTTAATAGCTTTTCATTACTAGAAAAAGGAATTTACAATTTCAGAGTTTCAAATGCAGAAGATCAAATATCAAAGTCTGGCAATGAAATGATTAAGTTAACTTTGATTATATGGGACAAGCAAGGTGGCACGCATACTTTGTTTGATTATCTGCTAGAGAAGGCAGCTTACAAGTTAAGACACTTTGCTGAATGCAGTGGGTTGATCGATAAATATAATATGGGCTGTTTCGGTGCTGATGATTGTATTGGTCGTGAAGGCAAAGCCGAGATCATCGTGCAGCCTGGACAACCGAAGCCAGATGGTGGGTTCTATGCAGATAAGAATGCAGTAAAAGATTATGTTAAATCAGAAAAAGTCATTTCGATACTTGGCAAGCCATTACCTAGCGCTAAGATTGAAGATGAATTCAATGATGATATTCCATTTT